AAGCCCCAAAACTCACGATCACGTGCATCTAACTCATTCTGATACTCTTCATCAGTCAACAAATACTCACGATGATTATTAAATTCATCTTCCATCTCATCATATGCTGCTTGAGCAGTATCATACTCTAAATCGTACTTAGCATTATCATCAGCATCATTGAAAGGGTCTTCCTGATACTGTTTAATAATTTTAAGTTTATTCCTAAGAGTAGAAACTGTTTTAGCAAACGTACGTAGTGTAGCTAAATCGCGTAGCTTTTGATCTGGGGGCATCTTACCTGGTGCAGTTTTATACACTTTAGTAAGTGGTGGTTTTGTAGGTTTTGAAGGTTGAGGAGGTGTAGAGGATGCATCCACAAAATTGATATGTTCTGAATCTTGTATCTTTTCAACATCACCAAATACTATATTACCAGTAATAGATAAATTCTCAATACCATCAAAACTAATACCACCACCCTTAAGGCCTGGTAACTTAGTAGATGATGATGAGGAAGAACCATCAGTATGTGCCACTACATTAGGAAACTCAAAGGAAGTATCTACATAGGTGGGATTAGCAGCTATGGATTGAGCAGTAGTAGTAGTAGTAATAATAGGTTTTAAAGTGGCCAACAAATCCAAAGACATAAATGGCTTTGCAAAATATACTGGAGGTGGGTATTCTGTAATACCAACCATATCTGACATATCAATAGTGTCTACACCAGCAATATCTAGATCTTTTGTGAATACGATCTGTTGACCCATAGATACACGTTTATTAAAATTTGTAGATAATAGAGTGTATAAATCTGGATCAGCAAATGTAACGTATCCCTTACCGATTAAAGATATAAGTGCAGTGGATGCTACTAATGTTGGGTCAGTGTACGATGAATCTGTATTAAAGACTGTGCCAACAGCTGCTTTAATAGGGTCCATCATAGGTACTAATATATATGGAGGAGGTGGAGTAGTGAAATAAACTGGGTCTAGTTCAAACTTGACAATAGTCATACCAAGAAAAGGTAAGCCAACAATTTCCCACTCTGGTAATGAAGTGGCAATCTCGTTGAGATTTACAATTTTATCTAAGGTATGATCTAAGTGCCAAGTCTGAGCACGTAATGTTTCTTCTTTTAATGGAAAACCTATATCTTTTGCAATTTTTGCAGTTTCTCGCATATAAGGTGCAATCAACTCAGATGTAGCAGAAGATGGTACCTGTAATACAGATACTCTACTAGTAAGTCTAGTTGAAGCAACCAAATCGAAAATGGTCGTTGCATTAACACCAGACAATAGGCCAACGGACATAGAGTAAACATATGCTTTATTGGCAATAACTGGTTTGTTCATTGCATAAGATGATAGGAAGAGGAGGACATTAAGCCATGTTAAATCAATTTTTGTTGTTGAATGATTGAGATAGAGACGTAAATTAGAAAATAATTTAAGATCAATGGGATAATCAGAAAATAAAGAGAGCATCCAGTGCGCAGCTAAGATAAAAGTATTTTCATCTAATTTCATATCCATGCCAGAAACATCGGGGAACATGATGAATTTTGTTTTATCAGTACACACCACCAACCAAACTTGATCATCACCCCAACTGAGTGGATAAAAGCCTGGAATTTGAATAGTGTTAAACCTATCTACAAATTTTTGTGCACCACCAATTGTCCAGGAAAATTTATACGCTGAGGTAGAGGTTGGATCCTGTGTAAAATTCAATAAGTTTGGCGAAAAAGCATCTGTAAGACAAGTAAATAGGATGCGTAAGGCTAATGGTGGGATGCCAATAGGTCTTACTTTAGTAAAGTACTCTGAACGGAGATAAATATCATTCTTCGGGGACAACATAGATATAAACTCATAAGACGTAGAAGGAGAATTCATACGTGTTTTAAGTCCCGCTACTCCAAAATTAGTCAACACTTGTAAATAGGTGTTAGCTAATTGAAATGCAGCAGTTGTTATTTCTCTATTGCCTACCTTAGAACCTGGTTCAAAGAAAGGAGCACCTGCTCTAGCTTTGTTATTTAGAACAGGATTTAAATTTAGTGGTGTAGCAGCATCACCTTGTAAAGTTGTTACAAATCTGCGAGGCATCACTTTAATTACATAGTCAATTTCAGCTTGTGTAATAGCTGGAGAGGGTACCTTCCTCATCTGGGATTTTATACGTGTATATAATCCTAGTGGTGTACCAGCACCACGATACGACAATAGAGCCTCTTCCATCACACGATTACGCCAATCGTTATCAACATCAACATCCTGTAGTACTGTCCAAGCAAGACCGTCATAGCCCTGATTGGTAAAAGACCAAGCAGGATTGACAACGAC